CATTTCTGCCTGCGCCAGAAGCCGCTGATACCTCTGAGCATTGTTCGCCTCCTGCGCCTGCTGCATGCTTTGTTTTGCATACGTGCCGGCGTTGATTGCGTTCTGAACAGCTTGTGCATACGTCGGATTGAACTGCGCGTTCATAGTATTGATATCGCCGTAATTGCTCATGTTCTGCAATGCTGCCTGACCTGCCTGAGAAATGGCAAAGTTGTATGCAGGGCTGACCTTTGACGTATCAACAAGCTGATATGCCGCCGGATTATTGACGTATGCCGGCGTGCTTACTCCGTCCGTACTTACGCTGTTATAGGAAAACCCTTGCGGAGAATACCAGTCCTGACTTGCCGCCGCCTTGTATCCTGGCTTGTATGCGCTTCCATTAAATGAAATGCTTCCGTAATTCGGTGTGTATCCGGTATTCTTGAACAGCTGACTGTTAAGTTCGTCAATCGCCTTGTAATATGCCTGCTCTGCTGATGCAAGAGACTGCCTGTTGCTGATTCTGGAATCCGCAATATTACTATTAAAATTCGCCCAGTTATTATTGACTTCCGCCATCTGAGCAGCATAGTTTCCGTTGGTCTGCGACCAGTTGTCGTTGGCAGTGTTATACAGCCCTGTCACATTCGTAAGGAAGTTTCGATAGTTCTCTTCGACCTGATTCTTAGCATTCGTATAATTCCCGTAGAACGTGTTGTAATTGTCGCGGACGTTGTTGCGAAGACCTGTAATGTTCGTGAGGAAATTAGTGAGATCCCCATTCACATTGTTATACATGTTCGTATAATTTCCGGTAACATCTGTAAGACGGTCATTAATGGAGTTCAAAAGCTGTGCTCTTGCCTGCTCCATATTAATCGCCTCTTTGTTCTTCTCAACTTCCGCGTTCGTAAGGTTTGTAAGATAGTTGGAACGAAGGTTAGAAACGTTGTCTGCCGCAGTACTCCGGATATTTCCAAGCTGTGTGTTGTACGAATTGTTGAGCCTTGCACGCGCTGTTTCCGACATACCGCCGGTCAGACCGGAAGCGGATAACTGCTGTCCAAGCGCTCTATCCTGAAGCTTGTTGTTAATATACGTTTGACGCTGTGCTGTCTCTGCTTCTCTGTTCGTTTTGTCAATGTTCTCATTAAGTACACGCTCAAGGTTCGCAATAGAAGCCTGATACATCTTTTGAAGAAGGCCGTTCTGCGTGTCATAAGCGTTATTTACATTGCCTTTGTTCTCCGCAGCCGCAGATTTTCCCTGATTGAGATAATCTGTAAGCTTGTCGAACGCATTCTGATAATTTCCCCGCCCTTCGTTTTCGAGATTATTGATATCCCCGAGGTTGCGATCCCTTGTTTCGGTTCCAACCTTCTTCCAGTCCTCAAGGTTATTAAGGTTCCTGTCGCGAATCCCAGTTCCTTCACCTTTCAGATTGTCAATACGGCCTATGTTCTCTTTGTAGAGTCCTTCCGCCTTGCCAAGCCAGTCGTTAAGAAGGCCTTTGTTCTGGTTGTAGATGCTTTCTCCGGTTCCATACAGTCCATTGATAATACCTTCAATGTCTCCGTATGCTCCGCGCGCACTTCCGTAAATACCGTTTAGACTGTTGGCTCTTCCTTTGTACCAAGAGTCCCAGTCATAAGAAGGCGCAGAGCTTCCACCGCCGCCGCTTCCGCCTTTGCGTCCTCCGCCCTTCTTTCCGCCTCCGCCCTTCTTGGTGGAAGTGCTTCCAGAATTTCGGATGCTTTCGCCCATGCCGTCTGTACCTTTTTCCTGCATAGTCTGCTCCTTTTAAACTTTTGTTTATTATTTGTATACTGTCTAATTTGTCAAAAAACGCGCCTATTCAGCGTTTTATTTCCGAATCAGTTCGTTTACACGGTGCTGTATCTGCGCCGCGTCGTACCCTGCTTTTTCAAGCCTGTCGATACGTTCTCTTCCGGTCCCCCACTTACCTGCGATAACTTCACGGGCTATCGTGTCTACAGATTTGCGGTTCTTGTGCTGCGTATAAGCGGTTTCAAGTGCTTTTGCCGATTTCGGCCCGTAGATTCCATCAACCGCAAGGCCAGCGGCCTTCTGGAACGCGCACAATCCAACGAACGTTCCGGTACCGAAGATCCCGTCCGCGCCGGCTGGACCGCACGAGTATCCGCACGCAATCAGCATTTCCTGCATGCGTTTTACGTCTGCACCCTTATCCTTCTGCTTCAGAACTCTTGCTGCTGTTTCCTGCGGATTGATTGCCGCGGGCACAGCTGTTTTCGCGGCCGCTGCATAGGACGGTCGTCCGAAGCCAAGACAGCATGAGCGGTTGCGGATCCGGCGCGCCACCATCCCACCATTGGTCTGACTGCCTGCGGATCCGGAGGAAGTGTTGCCCTCGATCGCCGTGATCGTACCTATGCCCACATGCTCAACGATGCCAGTGTGCACAGCCGTGTGCCCGCCGGAGAAATTGTAAAATGCAACGTCTCCCGGCTGTGGATCCTTGTACAGCTTGCCGTTGGCCTTAAACCACTGCATCACTGTAGGACAGTAAGCACTTTTTCTGCCTCCGCAAATTAGGCTTGACGCGCCGGCCTTGAAAAATACCCACATGACAAACGCCATGCACCACGGATATGCAGCGCCGCTAACCTCTCTGTCATAAAACCAGTCATTATATTTAACTTTATTTATCGGTTTTTCCGTCGTGCCAATCTGGCCCGCAGCAATCGATATGATATTCGATGCCGAGATCACTGCGGATCACCTCCTTATTCCCACGATTAGCTTATTCTGCTGTTCCGTCATCCTTGAACTCCTTGTAATCTCCGCGCGCGATGTGCATCTCCTGCACTGCCGCTTCCACCAGTGCAGACAGCTGCCCTTCATTGATGGTTATGCCGGCTTTTTCTAACAGCTCTGTCGCTAGATTTACGGCAAATTTCTTTCGCGTTTTGCCATCCTGCGCCCATAAAAGCTGCTGTGCGGCATACACCGCTTTCTGCACTGCACTGTCGATCTGTTTATTTTTCATCCACTTCTGGACTGCTGGGATCAAGACCGCTATCACCAAAATTGTCCCAATCCTCACCAGTAACTCCGCTATCTGAAATGTTGTTTCGTTCACTATTAGTCCCCTTTCCGCGCTTTATCCATGCTGCGCAAACCAGTTCCACAACTCCTGGCGATAAAATACATCCTTCCAGTACAGACGGCTCTTCGCCTTTCACGATCCATGCTGTGAAAAATGCGATGCTCCACGCCACGATGTAGATCATCGCCGCCACAACATACTTGTCCAAATTCTTTGTTTTCTTGCTCATTTTGTAGGGTCAAACCATTCCGGCTGCCCAACGTTGTTTTTCGTCAGCCAGTTATTAAACATGTTCGTCATATACCAGTCGCCTTGTATATCAATAAAATAATGATGCGCTACTTCCAGTATTTCTGACACGTTTTCGGGATAGTCTGAGAACAGGACGAGCAGCTGTAAACGCACATTGTCCTTTTCTTCCTTTGCTGCCTTGTGTTCCAGTTTCACCATACGGTCGCTGATGTCCGCGTTAATGGCTTTGCCGAGCTTCCGTGCCATACTTGATAAAGGCTTTGCCCTTGATGGCATAATTTCAATGACGACCAGCACCGCAATGATCACAAAGATCAATCGGAACAGTGCGTCTGCGAACCCAGGTGAATTAAAAAGCCATTTAAACGTGTCGTCCAAAAAGTCCCATGCTGTCATGTAATCTTCATACCTTTTCCTTTTGTAAAGAGGCCCCGAGCAAATACATGCCCGAGGCCATCAGAATCATTCGCGCCGCGGCACGTATGGTTCTCTCACTGCTCACACGCCGGCTTATGCCAGCTCCACGCCCAAAAGAAGAATGTACTGTTCCCGAACCAGTGCCTGATGCTCTTCCGGTACGTCTTCGATTGCTTTTGTCCCACGATGGATACACCGCGCAATAATGCGTGCCATTGCTTTGCTCATTTCTGCCCTCCTTAGATTGCTGCGATTGCGTCTTCGAGGTCGGAAAGACGAGAATCGACAATTTCATCATGTGTAAATGCTCGCGTCTTGAACGGGGCAGTAATGTTGCCGCTTGGACCTGCGGATGCCGAAACTCCGGTATAAACAACCCGTGCGATACTGTTCCCGTCGAACGTTCCACCAATCAGGTTATCGGCTGTTTCAAACTCTGCTTTGATTGCGTCAAGGTCTGCGAATTTTGCCACTACCGCCACCATCGCGCTGATGGTTGAAGCGTCAGTAAATTCAACTTCATTTCCGCTTCTGAATACCAGTTTCTTCATGTATTCTCCTTCCATATATTTTTCTTTGTTGTCTGAATATTAATTAAATTGATAGTAATATTATATCATTTTCTGACATTGCATAAAACAAGACAGCCCCGTAAATGAGGCTGTCTATTGTTCGTGAAAGTCTGATTTATCGAATAAAGCTGACAAATCAGATTATTTAATTGTGTGTTATAAAAATGCGGTACTAACAAATAATGGAATGGCTATATCCGCAGACGTTCCAGACGGATACCGCTTTTTGATGTGGATACATATTGTTACAGATGGTTGGGTTGCGTTAGTGTATCCTGTAAAAATTGATTCACAGTCAACTCATATTTGGACATCATCTTCAATTCCTGATCAAGCTAAAATAATGTGCTATTACGTATGCGCAAAAGTCTGATTTAGCGAACAAGTTGTATCCGGTTGGATCAATCTACATGTCTGTCAATGCAACAAACCCAGCCGAACTATTTGGCGGCACGTGGGAGCAAATCAAAGACCGGTTCCTTCTGGCCGCTGGAAATACATATGCTGCTGGTTCAACAGGTGGCGAGGCGACACATACACATAAATACGGTATCCAGTTTGGTGCATACTATGGATTAATTTCAATGGAGAATGATGCTCAATCCGGCGCACTGCAGGGCGGAACTGGAAACCCAGTAGGTTCGGCATACATCGCTGACACAAATTCAGACGTCAACAATAATGCTGCGTCGGCTAAAAAGAATTTGAGGTTGTCGCATTACAAATCTATCGCTGATACGTCGTCTGCAAGCAATATGCCGCCGTACTTAG